TACACCTGGATCAGAATATGCTTTGGTTTCAATGCCACCAGAAAATCCAGCAATGTCAGTTAGAATACACAAAGAAGAAAACGGTACATGGAAGCCAACAGCATACAGTATTGGCATGATGTACAAGGATGCTGAAAAAGCAGATATGGATAATCACACAATGGATTCAGAAGTTGCTATGGCAATGTACGATTCGCAGATGGGCAAGTCGTATAAAGAAGAAGAAAAGATTAAAAAAGAATACGAGGGCTGTGGCTGTCCAATGTGTAAAGAACTAAATGTTACATGCGAAGAATGTCCTCAGTGTCAGGCTGGAGAAATGAAATCAGATTGCTGTGGTAATGTAAGCAAGCAAGCACCTTGTTGGGATGGTTATGTACAGCGTGGAATGAAGCCAGGAGCAAACGGCAAGCCAGTTCCTAACTGTGTCCCTGCTGCAAAAGCAGATGATCTATTCGAAGATGATGACACAGTTGAATACGATACAGATTCAGTATCAAAGGCTGAAGGATACTCTCCACCAGCAGGAGCAAGATCTGCTGCTCGTAGAGCAATTAAGTTTAAGGAAGATGGAAAAGCAAATGGTGCTGGAACATCTGTAGGCTGGACTCGTGCAGGGCAATTAGCAAGAGGAGAATCAATCTCTCTCAGTACTGTTAAGAGAATGTATTCATACTTCTCACGCCATGAAGTAGATAAGAAGGGTAAGGACTGGGGCAACTCAGCAAACCCATCTAATGGATACATTATGTGGCTTGCATGGGGTGGAGATGCAGGATACTCTTGGTCACGAGGAATTGCTAATCGTGAAAGAGATAAAGGTTTGTTTGCTGATTTTGGAAAAGATCACACAAAGGTTCAAAGAGAAAGACACACAATATAATGCCAAAGAAAAAAGCAGCAGCGTTTAATCCTGTTCAGATTAAAGATGGTTGGATTGTTAGACTATATAAAGATGGTCGTATAAAGTCTAAGATTGCACCATACGAACCAAAGCATCCTAAAAAGTAAAGCAGCCTTTAAATAAATCTGCTACATGATGTTGAAAATGAATTCCTGGATGCGCTGAGATTGAGGTTGGCTTACTGTTAAAATAAAAAACATCAGATCCAATATCCCAAGAAGGATGATCAGCAAGTTTAGAGTTATGTGATAAATTACAAAAATTATTTGGAAATTTGTTATCAATTGTTTGATAATTGTTAAATTCATCATCAGCAAACTTTGTATATTTTTTTATTTTAAAATTAGGAATTTTAACTAACGACTCCATAATCATAGAACTTGGGTTATCCCATAGTGACCAATAAAAGTCTATCCCATGTGAATAACAAAAATCCTCTATCATTGATATTGAATCAATGGCATCAGATATTAACTGATGTGGTGAAAAAACATTTTCCATAAAAACTATGTTTTTTTCTTTGTGTTCTATATAAGGTAAATCAAATTGTTTTTTAAAAAAAATTTCTTTTTTACTACGATTGTAAACTATTTGACTACTAAAAGAAAATTGTTTGACTATTTCTTTTTGTTTTTTTGGATTCATATTTCCAATGCTAGAATAAAATTCTACATCTTCTATTAAGGTAGTTCTGAAGAATGGCGGGAACAAAGCAACAATAGTTTTTGGTTTGTTATATTTTGAAACATATTTAAATATTAACTTTGATATTTCTTTTATTGTTGTACCAGGAAGTCCCAAATTTAAAACATCTTTGTTAATTGCTGAACTTAAAATGTTTGGCCAGGTACCATCTTCTGGGACTCCAATGCCAAAGGTATAGGAGCATCCCACAGCAAGAATATCAGGATTATCATTTAGTTTACCACGAAAACCTAACTCATTAATTTTATAATCATTATTTTTGTCAATTACTTTTCCAGGGAAGTTAGGATTTTCAGGACTAAATGGGTTTTTTTGGTTTGGTAAAAAAATACTAAGTTGTTGATTGTCAGCAAAGTTATCGATTATATAATCACTTGTCTCGTAATTTTTATAAACATTAAAAATATTTTTATCCGATATGTCCATATGCTCAATTATATCAGGTACCCCTGGCAAGAATCGAACTTGCGACGCATGGCTTAGAAGTCCATCGTTCTGTCCACTGAACTACAGAGGTGTGGAGCGAGTGACCAGAATCGAACTGGCACTACCAACTTGGAAGGATGGTGCACTACCATTATGCAACACTCGCCTTGTACATCTGGAAGGACTTGAACCTTCGGCTCTCTGCATATAAGGCAGGTACTCTAACCAACTGAGTTACAGATGTGTGGTACACCAGGTAGGACTTGAACCTACGATAGCCGAATTATGAGTTCGGTGCCTTAACCAACTTGGCTACTGGTGCTAGTCCTTATTTAATTAGTAACCCAAAGAATGTTCCAAGAAGAAAACATAAAATTCCAATAGTGGTATGATAATATGTTTTCATATGTTGTTTAATAATATAACGTTTTAGTTCTTTTGATATCTTATTTACTTCTTCTTGATCTACCACGATATCTCCAGTTCTAGTTAGGGACTGAGCGTAAAGATCCAAGAACGATTTCTTCTCTGATCCTGTTTTGTTGCTGCTCAAACTTCGATAAGTATGGCTTGGCCTGTATTCGTTTCTTATTCTTGACTGCTCTTTTGATCTTGTGCTGAGATACTTTATTGTTTGACTTTTTCATTAGATCACTGGCTTTCTGCTACTTTGTCACAAGGACAAATGATTGATTCTGGTAGTTCGTGAACCTTTGTTACAATCGTAATCATAGTCTCACACTCAACGCACTTATAAATCTTCTTAACTCGTTTGCTCATAAACTAATCATACCATATTGAGATGCGTGTGTCAAGATTTGTTTCCATCCCATGTTCCAATTTTTGTTGTAAGGATTCCATGATCTTCCCACAACTTAATTACATTTGGATTGTCATCTACGGCATGCAGGACATCCCATAGTCTGTTAATCTTATCAAGCATATCTTTCTTTGCTTCGTAGTCTGGTCTATCATCATCATCTGCCCTCATAAATAAAGCATGAGACCTAATATTATTTTTTGCAAGCCACATAGATGTTAGCCCACGATATTTTTCTTTACGAGATGTGACAATTAAGATGGCATGCCGATCAGAAACAGCATTATTTAACATTTGAACAACTTCTATATTTGGCAGGGCATCTATAGAAGCCTCATGAAAGGCGTTGTAATCCCTATTAGAGCCACGAATATAGTGCAGGTATGGATCTACATTGGCAAGGGTTCCATCTACGTCAAAGATGTATGCAGAAGGCTTCAATCTAGTCTTGACTAACTCTATAGGTCATTACAACATAGCATGCAACATATCCAATAATAAATGCTGGAATTATAAAAAATGCACTAATCACTTATACTCCTCCTGTCTATCAAAAAATTCAGTCATATAATTATCTTCTCCTCTTGCAACCTTTGCTGCAAGGATACGCATACCAAGGGCATTGGTGATAGAGTCCTCAATTGGAAGAGCCTCAATAGCCCTTGCGATTTCTTCTCGTAATGTCATTTCGTCTATACTCATATAATAAGTATACCCTAATAGGAACTTGCTGTCAAATACTATTTAATAATATCGAATACTTGATGAGAACTAGGATAATGAGTAATTGATCCATCAGCAGATACCCAGAACTTCTCAAAGTTCCAACCAATATCTTTTCCACCTGTAGCAATTTCTTTTAGTTTCTTGTAGATTGGGTGAGCACTTGGTCCATTAACCTCTATCTTCTCTGATATAGGAAAGGTTATACCATAAATGTTTGTACAGAATGATTCAATTTCTTCTGTTGTTCCTGGCTCTTGGTTACCAAACTGATTACATGGAAATCCAATTACAACAATAGAATCACTTTGAATTTTTTGCAGGTCTTGATACTGTACTGTGTATCCACAATGGCTTGCCGTGTTAACTATTAACATGTCTTTACCTTTAAAACTTTCCAGTTTTATTTCATTACCTTTATTGTCAATAAATGACAAGTCATATATACTCATAACTTAATTATACACCATACAGGGCTATTTGTCAAGATCTACAATGTAATAAGTGCCCCAACGCTCATAGGGTTTATTGAGAATCACCCACATTTTTGCGTGGTATTTATAACGAAATGATAAATTACTATCTAATTGTTCATCTAGATCAATAGCCTTAATAAGGTGATTGCCAGCATATTCCCCACAAAAATTTCCTATCCATCTTAATGGAAAAATCTTAGTCTTTTGAATCTTAATTGTTTTCATTGTGCCCCTTATATAAATTGTAAAAAAAATCTGAAACATGTTCTTGAACATGTATTCCTGGATGAGAATTTTTAAATGTTTTTTTACCATCTATAAAAGCATAGTCAGAGCCCACATTCCAAGATGGGTGATCTTTAAACTCGTGTTCGTGAGTATCTGGATTACAATTCTCTAGTATAAGTGCGCCCAAGCCCTCATATTCTGAATCAGGAGGATAAAAAGATGTAAAATTTTTTAATTTAAAATCTTTTATTTTACTTAATTCTTCTAAAATATAACTAGATGGTATGTTCCAAGTTGTCCAGTGTAGTTTTATATTATTTGACAAACAAAATGATTCTAAAACATAAATAAACCTAATAGAGTCCACAATGAGTTGATGTGGGGAAGTTGAGTCCTCTATATATTTTTGATCTTGTATTTCCATAAAAAATGATCTCTTGTCTTGAATTATTTTTGGGTTGCAAAAAACTTGTTCTAAGTTATCTTTTGTTCCCATACTGCCTCTGTTGACTCTTGACTTATAAAATTCTTTGTCTACTATTACCACGCTTCTAAAAAAATCTGGGAAAAAGCAAAAAATTTCTTTTGGCATTTTAGTGTTTAAGCAGTACTGGATTATGTTCATGCAAATATTTTCTACTGAGTCTCCAGGATTGCCCAAGTTCGTAACACTTTTGTTAATCTTTTTGCTTAAAAGGTTTGTCCACCTACCAGATTCTGGAACACCAAGACCAAAGGTTATAGAGCAACCAGATGCAAGTATATCTGAATTTTCATCAATTTCTCCTCTGAAACCAATAGAATTTATTTCGTAGGTATTTACCTCATCAACTGTTTCTACAGAGTTATCTTTACTAATACGTTTTGAACTAACAACATCATTACTTCCTGGCTTATAAAGTCCAATTTGCTTTGTATTTGAAAAAAACCTTTTTAAATACCAATCATTTTCTTCATTCACTTTATAAAAAGGCAAAATATCTCTTGTTAAAAACTTCATAATTAATTGTATCACAGGGTTGAAATAAGTGTTATTGCCTATTTCTATTGTCGTCTTTTACCCAAACTTTTTTTCCATTTTTCCATACAGGCCAGTAGCCAAGGCTACGCCAGTCCATCTGAGTTATCTTAGGCTCTTTTGGCATTAACACACCAAACTTTTCCATCACTCATTGTTTGATGAGCGTCCCAAAACCATTCAGATGCCTTGTCTAGATTACATATAGAACAAACATTTTTAATCATTCTTCTCTTCTCCAATGCAGGTATGACTTAATATAGACTGCTGCATATGCGAGGGCACTGAAAATGAACCCGTATTGATCAGTATAAAGGGCATATGCTATCCAAAGACATTCGTTAAATAGGAGCACAAACCATCCCCAAATAGTCTTACGACCAACAAAGAAGATTCCTGTAACGCCAATGACGGCAAGCACCCAGGAGGCATAGTCTTGCATAAATTGGTTCATATATTTATTATACCTTAACGTCTTAGTTTTGTCAAATTGACTAAATGATAATCTTTTTCTCTAAAATCTTGTTGTAATAAAAATAACATGAATCAAAATTAAATTTATCTAAAAGATTTTTGTCATAGTTTGGTAAAGTTTTGCTTGATTCAAGATAATCTTCAGAATACTCTGTTGGATATGTATCAAAAAACACATAATCTACTGAATCTATTTCTAAAAGACTTAGAATTTTTTTAGTTACAGCATCTGGATATGATACAAGATCATTAAAGTCAATCACATAGTCTGCATAATCATACAAAAAATTATGCACAAGTATGTACTCTGTAAGAATTTGATTAACTCTTGTCTCGATAGCGAACAAAGGCCTTGGTCCTGCGTTGCTTTGTTCGTATCCGCTATAGGATGTGATACTATCTACTGGATCTCTAACTATTGTAATTAACTTTCTTTGTTTGTTATTGTTTTTATCAAATAGTAGGTTTAAAGTATGAGATTTTTCGATGTGAATTCCTGCTTCTTTATAAATAAGTTCGTCAAAATAATGAGACCCACTTCTTGGAAATGTCACTAAATATGGTATATGTTTTTTCATTTTCTGGAATCTCCTTGATTCTGTAAGTTATAAAAAAACTCTGCTACATGCTCTTGAAAATGAATTCCTGGATGAGACATTTCTGGGTGTTTCTTATGGTCTATAACAGAATAATCAGATCCAGAAGTCCAACATATATGGTCTTTAAATTCGTTATCGTGGCTTGAAGTGCAAGTCTCTTTTATAAAAAAATTAAGTTGATTTCCTGAACCTTTTGGGTAAAAAGGAACAAAGTTTTTTAATTTAAAATTTTCAAGTTTTTCAAGTTGTTCCATGACCATAGAACTTGATCTGTCCCATGTTGTCCAATGTAGTTTTATGTTATTTGATAAACAAAATGATTCTAAAATATAAATATAGTTTACAGCATTTAAAATTAGTTGATGTGGCGAAAGTGAGTCTTCTATATTTTGTTTATCTTTTGTCTCCATGACAACAATATCTTCATCTGTTTTAATATTGGGATTACAAAACATTAACTCTAAAAAATCTTTTGTTCCAACATTTTCTCTCTTTACGCCTGACTTATAAAATTCTTTGTCTACAACAACCATATTTCTCCAAAAATCTGGCATCAAACAAAAAATTTCTTTAGGCATTTTGTTGTTCATGCAATAATGAATGATATGGTTACAGATAGTTGCTACAGATCCTCCAGGATTTCCTAAGTTCATTATACTCTTATTCATCTTATTGCTTAGAAGGTTTGTCCATCTTCCATCTTCTGGGATCCCAATCCCAAAAGTAATAGAACAACCAGAGGCAAGAACATCAGCATCAAGATCCACTTCTCCACGCAAACCAAGGCTATTAATCTTGTATGTGTTATGCTCATCCACCGTTGGTAAAAAAGGATAACCATTTGATTTATTTAGAATAACATTTGTTGCATGTGGAGCATAGTAACCAATTTCAAGAGTATTTGTAAAATATTTGTTTAAATAAAAGGAATTATTTTCATTATTTTTATAATAGTTTAAAATATTTTTTGTAATTTTTGTCATACTACTAAGCCCTTACTCTATTTGCTTTAGATAACAGTTTGTGATACTCATTATAGCATTTAGCCATGTCCTCTATTTTAAAATATTCTTCATTATATTCCTTAACTGTTTTGCTAGAGACCAAATATCCAATCTCCTTGTTATCTCCGTCCATCTTATATTTTGATGGTGTTTTTTCAAAACCAATTAGATTACATACCATTTTTGCTGTTTCTTCAGGGAAGTTGACTAGATCATTGTAATCAATAACTAGATTAGCATTTTGATCTAAATATTTATACAGGTCAACATAATAGTCTAGGTAGTCGGCTTGAGTATATGTATCTGGATTGTAATACTTTCTCATTGCTACAAGAGATTGAATACTGTCAAAAGGGTCTCTTGCAATAGTTATAATAAAACTATCTTCGTTAACTTGATAGTGGCTAAATATTATTTCTTGAGAAGAGTATGTGAGTATAAGGTTTTGAAGATAGTGGGTTCCAGATCTTGGATAGGTAATTATTTTTGCTGGATTCATGCTATGACACAAGGCCCATAGACAAATGATCTAAACAAACATCTGCAACCACATATTCAGAGTGGTTTACAACTATGTCGTAATGAGTTGCATCCTTGTTGCAGAAAAAGCATTTAGATTTATTCATAATATGATTATACCACTAGACGAGATCAAACCATATCGGCATTATATACCTTGAACCATTGGCTGGCCCAACATGATACCAATAGTTAGGGTTCCCAGGGTATAGAATTAGATCGCCAGCCTTTGGCTTAAGAGATAGGCCCTGATTAATAAAAGATAAACCTCCACCATCATAGTCATCATTTAGATAAACCCATCCTGCTAAATGGTTTGAGTCTTTGTGGCCCATGTCATCTATTGGGATAGTTTTACTATTATTATGAACCCACTGAGCAAAACGAGAATTTCTTGGCTTTAGTTTTACACCAAACTCTTTTTCTAAAATAGACTGAATTCCAGGTATATACTTTTCTGAATAGGTAAGTGAATCATAATACAATAAAGATAGGGCAGGCCAACCAGCATCGTCATTCTGTAGAAGACGGTTATTACTTGTCTCTGTACTCTTTATAAGTTCTATGATGTGTTCGCATTCTTCTTTGCTTAGATAGTTATTAAATACTTTAATATTGCTAGGATCGCTTCCAATCCTGTTAAATGTTTTTACTGTTAGGTCAGAGTAGCCGATGACATTGTCTTCAGGAACCACAATGTCATTAAAGTTTTTTACCATATCCAATAACTTACTAATATCTTCCTGATCAGTATGAATCATAAAGTCATAAATACCAAATTGCTCAGATAGATTTCTTATTTGTGCAACAACATCGATCAGTGATCCTTTTACTAAATGATGCTGCTGTCTAACTGGAGCATTCTTATCATACTTGACATACTTTTCATCGTCTGGATGTGTCGTAATAAGTGGATCAATAATCACTATTGGCTTCACCTTATCTAGATCAATCTTTTTAAACTGATCTCTAACCAACAGATTGTCATCAACATATATATATTCGCAATGCTTGTTTGCTATTCCAATTGTTGTGTCTGATGAACCGACAACTGCCATGTGTGTCTTGTGCTCATGGTTTTCCATTAAAGCCATTACCTTATCCATCCACACTTCAGATATTGCAACTCTTTTTTCAAGGGTATCAATCAGCGATGGATCGTGCATATAATGATCTATTACTAACTTTTCAGAATGACCATTACCTTCATCTCCCCATCTTCCAGCAACCATGTTTACTCCAATTCTTCCAGGAGCAAAACGATTTAAAGTTTCAAGAATCTTTGCAGCATAATCTGGGCTTACGCCATATGCTGGTAGAGCGATTGTCATTATTAGTTGATTTGTTTTTTCTAATGCTTCTTTTATAACTAATGAAAAATCAATACCACCTGGACCATACGGAAGTAAAACAGATTTTACGTTAGCACCATCTAGTTCTTGGGCCATCTTAAGAATTCCATTAAGATCTAAGTGCTCAATACTATCATTTATTTGCCAGTGTCTTCTCCACATCCAGTGAAATGTTATAGGCTTTTTAGTATTATCCATTTTTTATTACTCTTCCCTTTGTTTTAAACCAAGAACCTATCTTGGCTTTTGCTACCTTGCTTCTTAGAAGTTCTCCAAATGTTTCATGAGATATCTCTGAGCCAAGGTATTCTTGACCTGTTTCAAGATCAATCAGTTTCCATTTTCCAGGAGCCTTTGTGTGTAATATTAAATCAATTGGGTAGTCGTAATCTTCTACTTCAGATCCATCTAACAGTTTTCTTTTTTTTGTGCTATCCATCAATCTTCTACTATCGTAAACCAAATAGGTAATGTGTATCTATCTCCAGATAAAACCTTTTTAACTTCATGAGCATAGTGCATATTACCAGGGAATATAACTAAATCACCAGTCTTTGGCTTAAGGCAGACATCATGTGTTTCAAATTTAATTTCTCCACCCTCATAGTTATCATTTAAATAAATAATAATTGGCAAATGGTTCTCTGTTACATAACCAAGATCATCTACATGAACATTTAAGTAAGATCCAGTCTCCCAATGAACAACACCTAAGAAGTCTTCTTTTTCTAATATTTTAATATCTTCTAGGTTGTATGCTTTTTCTATTTCATTTTTAACTCTACTTATAAGATTGTATTTATCAGGCAGACCATTGTACTTGTGCATGTAAGTTAATGGCTCCCCATTAGGACCTTTTTGAGAAACAAAGCGAATAGAGTCTCTTTGGTCTAGTCCTTCCATCAGATAAGATATTTCTTCTTCTGTTAAAAAATTAGAAATAGTCACAATATTTTTTGTAGAGTTGCCTAATTTGTTTAAAAATTTGTGGTATGAGTCAGTTCTTTCAATTGATCCAGGGTCATTTCCTACTGGTTTATTATTGATTGCGTATGGCATATAACTATTATACACTATAAAATAATCTTTAATTTGAGCGTAAAACAGAGACTATATAGCCTTGGTCAAGAACTTATTATAAATCTCATATGTCCTTGAAAGGTCTTGCTTTTCTACTATCTTTCTTATTCTGTTGTATTCTTTAAGATTTTTGCTAGATACTACATAGTTTCTGTGTGGCCTGTCTATGACATTGCTCTTATATCTAGTTTCAATTATCTTAACTGACATTTTGTCTGCTATCTTTTTTACTGTTTCAAGTGGTGAGTCTATCAGAGATTCATACTTTACTATGATATCAAAATTGTCAACAATATCCATATCATTTTGACCAAACCAGTCACCGAAGCAGTACCTATCAGGTTTTGCTAAAAATCTATCAAGGCTTCCATCATAGTATAGAGCATCCAAAGCCACATAAGAAGATAAGAAATCTATTGGATCTCTCACTATTGTTATCATTTTGTTATCTTGTAACTCGTGACTTTTTTTAAGATATAGTCCAGTATGCTGCTCTATCCTATCTTGAAGATAGTGAGAGCCTGTTCTAGGAATTGTAACAATTGAATACTCTGAGGTTGGGTGCTTAATCTTTGTATTTGGTTTATAGTTATCTATTTCCATAATTTATATTATACAGGATTAAGCCGACAGGCATGATAAGCATACAAATGGTTCATCATCTTGCTTAAAGTATAGTTGATCACACTGGGTACAGGCTACCTTGTAGCCCATAAACTTATTATATGATGAGTCTAATTTGTGCATTGGATTATTGTATCATAAAGTTATATTACTCAAAGTCTGTTTGTGTTTCAAATATATCCACAGGCTGTCTATCATCATCCATAGCCCCACATACAGCACAGGTTACTTGACCATCAAGGTCTAATTGGTAGTCGCACCCATACTTTGTACAGGTCATGGCTTGTACTGCTTAGAAACAACTTCAGCAAGGATTGGCGCAGCAGCAGACCACTCGATGCCATAAACATTTTTAAATGCTTGATTAAATGGTGTTCCAGTCGTGGATTGTAGTATAAGTTCCATAACAGAATCAATTCCTGCAATCGCAACAAGGGCTTCAACAGTGGAATAGCCAATCGTATAAGAATATTCACGCATGCCAGGATTGGTTTTTCCAGGTGCAAGGGCATCATAAAAACGCATTATGCTCGAAGTAGAAAAATCCCTTAGTGTATCATTAGCAGGAAGCATCTTAATTTGATTAGTCTGATTGAGTTTATAAGAGTCTAATGTCTTGGTTCCACCAATTTTTTGCAATAGCGATGCATGGCCTTCACTAAGCCATGCAGGGACTAGATCTGTCCAATTATTAAAATTTGGTTTTCGTTGATAAGACTGAACAATGTGTACAAATTCATGAATATCTTGTTGTGGAACTTGACTACGATCTGTCCACGAAACATTATTTGGTACACTTATCTGAATGAAGCCTTGCCAATTTGAAAAATTCCCAGCGCTACCATTCTCACAGTTATTTACATTTGGACATGTAATATCAACTTGAGAACTCGCCCAAGGCGCTCCTTCTTTTTCTTGCATGAATCTCTTGGCCCAATCTTTATCGCTGTTGTTGTAATAAATTGCGTAAACTTCATCTGGTTGTTTAAAGTTCTTTAGCAAATTTGATGCTAGAGCAAATGCAGCGGTGGGATCAATATCACTTGGTTTTGTATTTGGCCCCACTAAAACAGTTAACTTATATTTTGGTTGATAATTACTATCTATGAGAATCTGGCCTTTGTTGTAAACATCTGTTGCAATCTCACGATAGTTGGCAGTAATATTGTCCCACGTTAAAACAATATGTTTAGGAGTCTGTATTAGTGTAGGAGTAGGGGATGGTGCCATAGTTAGTGTGGCAGTAGGTGTCGACTTGATAGCAACACCAGTGTTCCAAACTAACTTTTTACCTGACTTTATGCAGGTATAAACCTTTGCTTGATATGTGGCTTTTTGTTTATGGGTTTTGCATTCAACACCAGAAGTTATTTTCTGAGCGGATTCAGCATTGGCTGTAATTAAAGTGATAGAAAAAGCAAGCAATAGTACTTGGGCAATGATTCTTTTTATTCGCATTTTAATTTATCCTTTTATTGTGGTTATACAACAATTATACAGTTCGGCGGATTAATTGTCAAGTCTTTAAAGTTCGGCGCAAAATAGAGGTAACAAACCTTCTTATGCCCTAAACGGGCACTATTGGTTAGTATCCCCCTGTGCACTCATTTCTTGTATGATAAAGTCTAATCTTTGTCAATATTTTGCGGGATGGACCAAAGAGGTCTTCCTTACAAGTAAGACATCTATAAGACCATTCCCCAGTAAAGAAGTCATGGACATAGCCTTTTGCATTGGCATATTTCTTGG